TGAATGTTCGTGTTTTTAACTTTACTTGCATTTAATTTATTCGACTATATTTGACATTAATATGTGTTGATTTACTTGTACTTGAATTGTTGTCATTTACTGTCGATTTATTTGTTGTGATTTAGTGGGGATTTTTATTGACGAGTATAGTGATTATATGTTATACTATGTATAGAGAGTAAGGAAATTAACTAGTTGAAAGGTGGAGTTTTAGATGATAAAGAATATCAAAGAATTAAAAATAGGTGATTTAATGAATTTTGGAGACAAAGCTGAATTAGTACAATCAATAAAGATTTTATTTAGTGATGATTATTATACAATTGTAAATGGTACTTATGCTTTTAAAGCAAACTCTAATGTTGTTACATGGTAAAATAAAAAGAGGTGGGAACCTCCTATTAAATGGATATTAACATTATGAAAAATATAAGTGATATAATAGGATTACGCATAATCCTATTATATCACTTTTTTCGACACTTGTCAAGAAAGAGAGCGATGTAGTATTAAATACTTTATTCTAGTAACAACAATGACATTCTATAACCACCCGCTAGGACAACTGTGTTATCTGCTCTTTTAATGTTAAATACTGCCAACACATTAGTTGAATTATCAAAATCATAATAACCTGTGATTCCTTGTGTACATTCTGTCAGAAATGCTACTGATGGTTTATTGACGAATACACCTGTTGGAATAGTGAAATTCAATACAGTTTGTCCACCTGTTAGTGTTTGAACTGATGATGTAGGATATACAAGTTTATCACTTAATGAACTTGCTGACAAATCTAATATATCGGTAACATTAGCAACTAATATATTATTACTAAGTCTTACACTTGATGAATCTGCTTGAATCCATATTCCTGTTACACGCTCACCTATAAAGTTACCCTCAACTACCACATATTGACAACCTGTAATGACTATTCCATCACTTGTACCTACTCCTGTTTTAACTAATTGTTTATTATTTGTAATGTGAGAGGTACTTGAACTTCTTAACATTATGTCACAACCACCACTACTTGCTCCATACTTATAAAATAAGCAATTATTAATAGTTACCTGTGGGTGATAATTTACAATAAAACCATTTAAAAAATATGCACAATGACAATTTTGTAAAGTTGCATATACACCATTTTGAGTAGTAACATCAGGATTAATATTTATACCATTACCAACATTTATAAATTCAGTATTAATTATATAAATACCCTCGCCCGAACCTGTCTTTTTAAAACCAATATCAGTTCCATAAGTTTTACAATGATCTATCAATACATCAACTGTGTATCCATCAATGTGTATTCCAATCCCGCTATCATTTTCTACCCAATTTGAAGCCCTAACAACTGTATCTTTAATATGTGATACTGCACAATTATTAAGGTAGATTCCTTTTAACCAATTATTTGCTCCTGTCTGTGAATTATTTGACGATTTATTATAATCAACTATTGCAGTACTTGGACTTAACAATACTCTCTCTATCATTGCATTAATCCAAGGACTACCCACATTACTAGGAAATGAAATGCTGATACCTACATATAAATTATCAGATAAAGTGATTAAACTTAAATCTCTTATAAAACAACAATCTGTAAATAGGTTTGTAGAACTATAAACAATACCATTAGAAGATGGAAAAAATAATTCTGATAATTGAACTCCATCACCCTCGATAGTAATATCTTTATTTGCTATTACTAATGGAGCTGAAAGTAAATATCTACCACTAGGTATCTTTAATACTCCTCCATTTGTTGGTAAATCTGCAATTGCTAAATTAAAAGCTCCTAAATCATCAGTAACACTATCCCCCGTTGCTCCATAATCTTTTACATTTATGAATATAGAACCCTTGTCCATTTTCTTGCTAAATGATTCTTCTAAAGATTGATTTATAGCCTCAAGTTCATCTGCTATAATGCCAATCCAAGAACCATTTTTATATTTATAAGTCTTTTTATCACTTTTTTGATAAGATATTAATCCTTCATAAGGTAGCTCTATATTTTCCAATAAATCTGTGCTAAATCTTTTATCAATTGGTTTTTTAACACGTAAATCAAAACTATCAAACGTTTTTGTCATTTTAAATCAACTCCTAAATTTTAAATTTAATAACATAATTTGTTGTATATACTACATCATTTGATAAATATATATTATATGATTGTGATTTGTTATCACCCATAACCATTGTTAATGTTGACTTAGTGAATGATTCTATTAACTGTAATCCGTTGTCATCTGCTATAGAGCTTAAATCACCATAAGATGTTGGATAAGCAAATAAGAATTTTTTACCATCAGAGGTAACGCTCTTTATTATGTCACCTTTCACAACAACATTTTCAGTTAATGACTTAACTAGAGAATCATTGATAACTAACCCATCTGTTACATTTCCGCTATAATATGGGTATACAAAAGTGTAAGAAACTGTATCAGATTTAACAACTGTAGTACCATCTGAAATAGTAGTATAATAACTTGTTGAATCTTGAATTGTAGAACCATCAACATAATTATCATTTGCAATTTGTGTTGTTATTGGTTTTGTTTCAATAACATTGTTATCTTTATAGTATTTTATTTCTGTTAAATCTTTAGTTTTCTTACTCAAAGTTGTATTTAATAAAGCACCATTTACAACCTCACCATACTTGTACACATTTTTAGTTGGACTTAACGTAATACCTATTTCGGGAACTCTATAATTGATTAAATCTATTTTATCACTTAAAGTTGAAAACTTTTCATTAATAAGATTTGCAATAGTTCCATCTGTAATAAACCCATTTAACATTGCAGTAACTTCTGTAACTATTTTCTCGTCATAAGTTGATAATTCATTTAGCACATAAGTTTCAAATAATTCAACTGCTTCTGTAATACTGTTTACTGATGTTATTTGTTCATTAAGATTATAAAGACATTTATTTAGTAGTTCCATATAAGACAAACTATCTTCATAAACACAAGGCAACACCTTAAAAGTTTGCCAATTGATATTAGATATATGTCCACCATTAAAAATTGAATAACCCATTTTACATTCCTCCTACCATAATTGCATAAATAAAGGTTCTAACTCATCTATTATTTGCATATCAATATTTAACATTATTTTACGCCATTGTTCTATATTTTGCGTGAATAGATAACCCGCACTACTTCCCTCCTGTTTACGTGTGTAACTTTCTGTTCTACTATTGGTATTATTCTGCTCATTTGTTAAAGTTGTGCTTTCTTTAGTAGTTGTATCTGACGATGAATTACCATCGTTTGAGGTTGTCCCACTTCCTGTACCACTTGTTGTAGTTGTTCCAAGTTCTGTATTGCTTGATGTTTCTGTGTTAGTTTTAGTGTTATTATTTTTATTATAATCTGTTGTAGTTGCATAAGTGTTTGATGTAATATCGGTATCTGTTAAACCACTTTGAGGTGTATCTGAATGAACATTTATCTGTGCGTCTGCAACTGTATCTGTGTAACCTTTAGAACCGTTATTTGTATCATTAACATCAACTGTAGAATCATTTTTACTGCTTTCTGTTATTGTATTACTTGAATCAGAATCATTTTTAATACTTCCATCTGTAGAACTATCACTATCTAAAGTAACCTTTCCTGTGTCACTAACATTATGTGTATAAGTTTCTGTTAAATCTACATTCCATAATGGATTAAAAATTATATCACAACTTTCATACAACTGATTATAATAGGGCATTATTTCATTCATTTTACGACTTAAAAATCTCTTAAAAAGTTGTGCAGTTTCCAATCCAATTTCTCTAAAGTAATAATGTTCTTTAATCTTATCATTCAATTGCTTTCTGTAATCTTCTCCAAGATGATAATTTTTAAATGTGTATATTGGATAATCATCTAATCCTATATTAAAATCTGATTCTATTAAATACCTTAGTTCTGTGGTGTATTTACTCAACTTCTTCACCTCCATCAATAGGTTCTTCTTTTGGTTGTACTCTTAATTCACAAGTGATATCTAACCCAAACTTTTGCTTTATTTCCTCACAAGCTATTTGTCTACAAGCTAACATTGTTTCACTTTCAAAACTTAATAATTGATTGTTAGAATTAACTTCATCTGTAACCAATCTCTCTTTCTTATCTGTATTTGCGTTATTGATTCCAAGCATATCCAAACATTCTGTCCATTTAGCTTCTTTTAATGTAAATAACTTGTCTGCTACATAAGGTGCATCGGTTTTAAAAACTGTTATACCTGATAAATCAAGTGACTTATTACCATAAATAAATGGTGTATTTCCATCATATTTCATCATTAAATTTTTCAATGTCATTCTTTGTGATTCTTCACATTGAATTAATAATGGTGTCTTTTGTTGTTTGATATTTACATCAATAGTTCGTTCTAATTCATATAATCTTAAACAGAATAATTCTATTAAGAATGTAGTTGGTATGGAATCAAAGTTATTTCTAATGATTACACAATCCTCTGTTTTTACATCTTTTTGATAACCATTATTACCGTAACAATGATAACATATAGGTTCATCATAAATATTTAACTTTCCCGATTGGGTGCATTTAGTTACCATATAACCGTATTTATCATCATAGAAAAATGCTAATTCACCATAATAAAATAAATTATTTTCTATAAATCTTTTTGGAATTACATCGGGTAGTCCCTCCCATTTATATAATATTGTAGCTAACATTTTCATTCTAGTATAATAATGATTGTAGGTGCGGTTATTTAATCTTGCACTCTCATTAAATTTATCAAAGTTGCTTACACTAAAACTATTACTTTGCATTGTTTCACCTCCTAATATTTTTTATATCCGCTTGTAGTATGCCATAGTGTTACACCCTTAGAAAATATATTTTCAATTTCAATCATATCTTCTTGAGGAACATTTCCACCCACAATGTTTGGTGATACCATTTTGATATAATTAAAATCACCTCCACTATTTAAAATAGGTTCTGACATTGAGTGAACAGGATATCCATACATTTTCCAAAAGTTATTAGCCATTTCCATATGGTAACTATCCATTGTAAACAATGAAATTTTAATACCATTATAAAAGTTTAATCTTTCCATTGCTCCATCTACAATCGCACTAACTTGATTACCTAATTTTGTAGCTTGACTTTCCTGTGCAGTAATATTTATAATATTTTCAAGGTTTCCCACAACTCCCATTGGTGAACCATTCATACCCGAATTTACTGCATTGATGCCCGCAAACATTTTATTGTTATTATTTATTTCTCCATTCATCATCATATATTTTGCATATAAATTATTTGCAATTGGTAATGATGTAGAACATTTAGTTACTAGGGAATCGGAAAACGCTAAATCCTGTGATTGATAATTTTTCGGTATTATTTTATAGACAGGTGTTTCAGATACACTACATTGAATTTCAAAACTTGCAGATGGTATATCGGTAAACTTTTCGGGTGATAACTCAACTGTTTGTCCTGTTGTAGCATCTGTAATAACAATTTTAGCGTATGGATAAGTCATAGCTTTTTTATATTCCATTGTCTTTGAGAAATCAAAAGTAATATTTCCTGTCATATCTTCACTATGCTCAAAACCTTGACATACATGTATTGTACCTATTTTATCACTAACAATATCTGTAACTATCATACCATCATCATTGCCTACAAATGGTACATACACCGCAGTTAATATTCTATCACCCCAACCATTGTTGGTTATTCTTTGTAGAACCTGTGACATCATATTTGCCTCCGCCTCACTCCAATACAATACCCAACATGGTACATTATAATCACCAATCATAAAAGTATATGGTGTACTATCTGTTGTAACATCTTGTGTAATATCACTTGTACAAAACACAAAATACCCACCTGTAAATAATCTTAAAACCATCTTGGATTCTATAAGCTGACCATGAGCAACTGTATCATTAATTGTGTTATATTCATCTGCACTTACGTGTTGTCTATCAATAAAACTTTTATTAAATGTCAAATCAAATTGCCATGTTTGGTAAACATCTGTTTTAATATAAATATAAGTTGTTTGTTCATTAACATATTCTAATCTAACTATATAAGCATAAAAGTATTTATTTGAAAATTGAATGTTTTTATACATAATATAATTGTATTGGAATAAAGTATCAATATTTGCATTAACTCTTATGAACCCATCTTTTCTCTGATATGTGCAATTCTCAAAATATAGTGGTGAACAACCTAGAAAATAACTAGATTGTTCACTTTTACTACTAAATTTTAATTGATGTTCACCATCAGCGGTCAAAGGTGTATTCAGTAATATAATTTCCGAATTAGGTGAATACATATTAAAACCTCCTAAGATTCAGTACTTGGTGTATACATAAATGCAACCGCATTAGCGAATATTGAATAACCGTAAGTTTGCCAATGATGTAGGAAATATTTATTTGTTAAGTTATCGGGATTATAGAAACTAGACATTTCTTTCATATTGTCATACACTTGGAAGAATGACTTATCACATAATAATGCTAATACATCTGCTCCACCAAAATTATCAATATTTAAGGTTCTTGTTTGTATATTAGCCTTGTCCATGTTAAATGCTCTTGCTAACACTTCAACATCAATATTACTTGCAACAACTGAATCTAATATTAATATTTGGTCTTCCATAGGTGTCCATGTTATTACAGGTTTTGCATCAGATGTTATTGATGCATATTTATTATATAGAGAACTTGGGAAAGTCATAAGATTACTAAATCTTTTAACTTGTTTAACAAGTTCACGTGATGTTACTTCATCACTTAAAGTTTCTGTGTTTTCATCATACACAATAACTTTTGTTATGTGGTCTGAATCAACTGCTTTTTTCATTAAGTTTTTCATCATTATAAATTCATCAAAGTTATCACCACTATACAATGAACTTATAATTGAATCTATTAATTGTGACATTTGTGCTTCATTTGTAAATGCTAAACTTAACATTTCTCTTGTTACTGTTACAGAATACTTGTCTTTTCTGTTCAATCTATAGTAAATTGATTTTACATCAGGTGCTTTATTTGTTAATAAATCTGTAGATGTTAGAGTGTAAGTTTCTGCTACACTTGGATTTGTAAACACCTCTTGTATATCTTGTCCAAGTGGGACACCTCCTTTTTTCAAAACTGCCATCGGATTATTAATCATTTTATTACTGATTACAACCATTGCAATTCTATTAACTAATGCTCCAATAAATTCATTTGCGGTAGTGGTATAAGAAGTAATTACATTCCCCACTTCTGTAAAATTTGTTTTTGTTGCTTCGGGTACTCTTGTTGTGTACTCCGCAGTTGCGTTGTCTCTGATTGCTTTCATAATTGAAACTATATCATAAGCCATATTATATTAACTCCCCTTTCTCATTAAATAATGATTCAAATTGTTTTGGTTCTTCTGTTGTAATTATTGGCGGTTCGGGTTGTCCGATTGGTGTTGGTGGTGTATCTTTTGGTACTGCTCCCACCTGTAAAAATAACTTCATGTTTGCTTGTCTTAGTTGTTCCATGTTGCTCTCTAACTCCACGTTTTTAGCTACTACTGGAATAACCTCTGCATAGTCATTTGATAAGCTTGTTAGTAGTTCTGTCACCTTTGCACTATCTGTTAGATTTTGTGCTATCTCTTGTATAATTTTTGTGTGGTCTTCCACGTTCATAAAATATACCTCCTTACATTAATGATAATCTTACTATTTCATAAATAACATTTTTTATATTTATATTTTCATAATAAACATTACCTAATTTGTAATGTTCAATAAATGTTTTTAATATTCTACCCATACCACTTTTAAGTAACATAGTGTTTGGTGTATGGTCTTCTAATGTAACTGAAAAAATCAATCTACATGATGGGTCAATGTCTTTGCTTACAAAATACTTTCCTACACTATAATCTTCCCATATCCCATAAGATACACCATTGTATATCATTGTAAAATAGTGTCTTGCTTTTCCTGTTTTCTTCCCAATAAAAGTATTGTTATCTCTTAAAAATTTATTTTCTATTGCATAATCACCATATTTTGTGCCATTTACTAATTGACCGAATCTTGTTGTTTTTTTCATTTCAATAAATTCGGGATTCTGCACCATTTCAACTAACATATCTGTTCTAGGTTTTGTAAATTTTGAATTTAAATTAGGTGTTATTTTCCAATATAAAAAGTATGGATTAGTTATTGTAATAGCATTTGATAAAAAGAATACTCTTACATCTATTTCTCTTGTTCCTGGTCTTGCAACTGTTTCATATAACTCTAAAAAATTAACAACTTCATCAGATAAATAATAATAGAAACCTTTATCCAAAATAAATTCATCAAATATAATTTTATTTACTAATGGAAATGGTACTGATTTTTCAATCTTTGCGGTAGATAGTGACATAAATTGTCCACAAGGTTCTTTATTAATATAAGCGGTATAACCCTTAACTGAAAATTCATAGTCGGGAAACTTGTCTGCAATATCATCAAAAAACTTATCTTTTTTACCTTTGCTAAATTCTTCTTTATATCTTCTAACATAAATAAATTGCGCACCTGTTTTTATGAAATCTTTTATTGCCCATTCTTTCGACCAATAAGTTTTTCCCGCTCCACGATTACCTACTACAAAATTAAATAAACAATTATGTGTTAATGCAATATTTCCATTATAATAAATACTCATATTTTATCTTTCCTTTCTGATGATTCACTCACTATAGTATTAACTGTGTAACTCAATAACACTTTGTAGAGTGTCTCTATATTGAGTTACACAAATTAAAATTATGTGAGGTTGTCAAGTGTATAATTGCAAGTTATCACACCAAACTTTAGTCGCATCGGTTCATCACCGTTGATTAGCAACTGAAAGTACAAAATATTTACAACTTGTACCTCAATTACTATATTATCACTTTTTTATCGTAAAGTCAATGTCTTTCAAAATTATTCCACCTTGAACTCGTGTCTGTTGTAATTTTCCATGGAAACTACTTCCTATTTTAAAATTATCAAAATCAACATATTGATAACATGATGTAGGCATACCCGCACAAGTAATTTTTGTGTATTCCTCACAAGTTTCGTCGGGTTCTTTCCCATGCTCCATGTAGCTTTTCTGTCTTAAATACTTACCTTTACTAAATATAAATTCATTTTTCCATGCTCCAAGTTCTGTATCATGTATTTCTAAATCTTCGGGAAGTTCTGTTCCTAACAAATGTAAACTATCTGTGTCGGCATATACAAAACGATCGTATACCCTTTGTGCTGATGATATTGTCTTATATCTTGCTAGACTTGTTACAAAAGCACCAACTGGAATATAAATAGGTGTTCTTGATTCTTCCACACCCATAACATAAGACACCTTATCATTCTCTATTGAGTATTGAGGGAACTTACTTGTCACATATGGCGCTAACGAAAACTTCCCATATAAGCTATTAAGCATTAATTTAGCTAATGTATACATTGCTTTATTACCATCCTTTTTAGCTTTAATCTTTTGCTCTGTCCATTTAGATACATAGGGTTTAAATAAATTATCACTTGACATAAATTTATATCCATTTATATATTCTATATTATAAACATTATATTGTTCAAAAAATAATTTCAAATCTATATTGGTTAAGGTCATTCTAACATCTTCACATCCCGAATCTTTTAAATATTCAGTTGGAACAAAAGCTAAATTCTTTTTAATTTGTATGCTTGGTATGTGGTCTTTTTTCAGTTTAAATTGGCATACAATCTGTTGAACATATAAAGGGTATAATACATCGTCTTTATATTTTCCCTCGAAGTAAGTGGGTTCACCGTATGGTAACTTCTCATAAAACATAACACTTGGATATAATGAATTGACATCTAATACAATCCCTGTTCCAACTTGTTTGCCTTTGTATCTATCATCCAAATATGTGAAACCACCCTTATAACTGTATCTGATATTTTCATCTGTTTTATTATCTAATATAGGAAACCATTTTTCAAATTGTTTTTTACCTACTGTATTTTTATAATCGTTTAATGCATCTGCACCTATAGTCATTTTATTCATTTCTAAATCAAACAATACTTTTAATGCTCTTGCTACTATTTCTACATCGTTCCTAATATAATCTATTTCTTGTTTTGTTAAAACGTGACCTACTTCTCTAAATTCTTTGTAATCTATTTCTAACTTGGATATTGGTAGATTAAAACCCTTTGCAATTGCTGATACACTAAAGTTCAATATTTTAAGTGAATCATATATTATAACTTTATTTGTCTTATGTCCTTTTTTATTAAAACATATTTCAATACTATAAAATTGTCCCATATCACTTATTAGTGTACAAAAAGTTTTATCTTTCAATAATTTTCTATTCTCAACTAATTCAAATTCATTTCTAAATAACCAATAAAAAATGAACTCACCATCGAATTTCAAGTTATGAAAATAGAAAGTGTGATTCTCTGATTTATCGGAACAGATTGACATGAAATCATCTAAATTATTGCCACACATAAAGTTATCAACATTTCCTATTTCACAAATAGAATATGCCCAAACTCTACAATCTTCAGCAATAGTAGTTGTTTCAAAATCTGCACAACCAATCATTTTTAATCACACCTTTCTATTCTTCCTGTTCTTCCTGTTCTTCCCACCCATTTTCTTTTCTATAACTCTCCCATGCATCTTTTGAAATACTATATTTTACTTGTTGGTCTAACTCTAAATAGTTGAAATTTATATCCATGTTTTTATCTGTATAATACTTATCAACTAGTTTATCTGTTGGAATTAAATCTAGTATTTTTTTCAACTCTTTTGCTTGTTCAGGTGAATAGGCACTATCTATTGATTTATAATAATTAGTCCGATATAATAAATCAGACTTTTCAGTATCCTTTCTAAACTCATGCTCTGTTGATTTTACAAACATTTCCCAATCGCCTTTACTCATGTTTTCAAAGTTAAAATTTTTAGGTCTGATTGTGTTAGTATTTAAATCTCTATCAAGTTTGTTAACTTCGGGAAGTGGTATGTTTCTATCTGTTTTTATTGCATTTTCGTATCGTTCTTTTTTCTCTTGTCTTACTTCATTTATTTTCTTTACTTTATTTTCATAAATTTTCTTTGTCATAAGAGGAACTTTTAATCCTCTTTCAGATTTCACTATTTCTGTATTTTTCTTATCTGTTATTATTTTTATTTCAGTATTAAGTTCTTTTAAATACTCTCTTGGGTCAAGATTATTTGCAATTATAGTATCACGTTCTTTATAGTAATTCTTTTTTTCAGGTAGGTTCTCTACACCTTGTTTTTGTAATTTTGCGATAACTCTATTAACTCTATTAATATCTTTATCTAACTTATCAAGTTCACCTTTTCGCCATCTGAATTTTGACATTTTGACCTCACCCCATAACACTATTTATATTATGTCAAATCGTGGAATAACAGTTATATCATTTAAATTATTAAATATAACTTCATCATTTTTAACTATGTGAAATCCTCTTTTTTCTATCTTACTATAAGCTTTAATATCTTTAAGCAATCTTAAATCTGCTTTAATACAATTTACTCTTACACTTTCACTTTCATCATTACATATGAATTCTAAAAACTTATCTAGATATAATTGGCTAGAAAATTTATAAGTTATTTCTAAATCATAATAATAATGTTTAAACACATATGGTGTAATATTTAAGTTATACTCTATACCATCTTTTGTCATTGTTTTACCTCCTTATTACATAATATATTAGTATTGTGTAGTAACTGTTATTTATTACATAACTTATAAATATCACAATTAGTGGTCATCATATAACTTGAAATTACATTATTGTTAAATACAACTTCAAAATGTTTTTCATCATCAATGTTACATTTAACAACTTTAAGCCCATCTAATTTCATCTTTGATTGGTCAAACATTAGTGATGTGTCTGTTAAATAATGATTTCCGTTTTTTATTTTCTCTTTGAACCCTTTCCAAGACTGATTTATAACCTCATACATAAATGATTGAAAATCAATAGCGGTTCTATTTGTTTGTATTATGAACATCTAATTTCCTCCTTTTATTAGTTCGCCATATAAACATATTGTGCACTATCTTCTTATACTTCTATTAGTTGTAAATCCATAAGGATATCTTTTATTTAATTTCTCATTATTTATATCTAATATATCAGTAAATTGAATGTTATAAATAGTACACAAATTTACTAAGTACCACATAACATCACCTATTTCCTCTTTTAAATGCTCCTTATTTAATTCGTGTCCTTGGAATAAATGTTTCTTCATTATTTCAGTAACTTCACCTATTTCTCCATTCATACCAAAAACCATTTCACTAATTACAGAATCTACACTTAATTTTAAGTTCAATGTTCTAGCCGATACTAATTGATAAGTTTGTATATCCATAATAACCTCCTAAAAATTGTTTCACGTGAAACATTATGGAAAATAAAAAGGTGAATTAATCCACCTTTTCTATTTCACTCTTGCCTTAATATTTCTTAAATTATTTGTTATTATCACTTAATAAATAATTTACTATGCTATTTCTAATGTTAAGATTTTATTGTTACCTTTTGTAACTTGTTTAACTTTTACTGGAATTGATTCATTACCCCATTTGTCGGGTGTTCCAAAAGTTTGAAATATTTTCTTTAATGAACTAAATACACCTGTAGAAACTGCTTGATATCCAACACCTTTTTCATCAATTAAAACTGTTCTAGGACATTTTTTAACTTCTCCTGTTTCTGCATTTGTGCAAGTAACAACTTCAACATAAACGTGTTTTACTTTTATAATAGCGTTTATTTCATCGCCAACTCTTTTATCTGTTGAGTTAATAGCATTAAAAAATTGTTTCTTTTCTGCGAATGTTCCTTTTGAAATGTCGATACTTGAATAAGCCAATGTTCTTTCAGATGTTAAATCAGCTATAAAGTTATCATTTCCCTCCATTGCTAAACCGGTGTTTTCATGTTGAACCATTACCATTTCATTTTCGTCTACCATTACTAATTCGTTATTTTTCATTTTTATTACCTCTTTCATCATTTATTTTGAATTATTTATACTTATCTATTTGGGGATAGATTAGCTTTGTTTTACTCTTGATCTAAATTTTCTGATTCTGTTTCTTCTTCAATTTCCAATTCTGTTTCTGTTGTTTCTGTTGCATACTCCATGAAAAGTTCCACAGGCATTGCATAAATATTTTTCATTTCTTCTCTACCTGTTATTAAGATACTATAGTCACCATCACCTAAAATTTTCTTGTAGTGTTTTTCAACTGCAACTTGTGAAAGCTTTTTAGTTGTGATTATTGGTATTAATTCTTCCACCTCCATTTTGCCCTCTACCATTTTAATTTGTTGTGCTGATATGATTTGTCTAACAATTGTTCTTGTGATATTTTTCATTTTATTCTCCTTTCTGTTTTATTTGTAATTAACTTCCTTACAATTACTATTATACTCTTACGTGAATTAAAGTCAAGCCATTATTTCAACTTTTCTTCAACTATTTATAATATTTTTCTTGGGTACATTATACGACTTTTCTCCATCTTTTACGACACACATATCTCCCAATGTGGAAACTAATGTAAATGTTTTTGAATTAGTTTGAATCTTCCTTCCGAATAGTGAATCTGTAAAATTATACAAATGTTTGTTTTTAAGTTTCACTGTCCCTGTTCCTGTTGTCCCACCTCCTCCATCTGATGGTGGTGTTACAACTGTTCCAGTAAACTCCCCAAGGAAATATGTTGCCTCACTATCTCTATATGATACATTTGCATATTGTGCCGCGGGTCGCTCCCAACACCAACAAAAGGCACTTGCTGAATCACTTGCACCATACCCTCCTGAATAATAAGTTTCATATACAAAACCACTTGCATTAATCCATTGTTTTTGTGCTCCTGTCGTTACTGTATTTTCACCAGTTAATTCAGACCACAAAAATTCTAATTGATGTGTTAAATCTGTTCCGTATGCTTCAAGTTGTGTTCTTCTTTCAAAACTCCATTGAAACAAACCAAAACCAATTCCGTTACCCGCTTCAATTTCAGTTACGTCCCATGAGCTTTCTTGTGATACATTTCCCATTGCTCCCGCTGTTGCTGTTTCCGATAATCCCTTATTTCTTAAAAAATTCCACACTGTTGTTTGTATTGAAATTTGTTCTGTTGTATAACTCACTTTATTCTCCTTTCATAAAGGTACTCAATTGAGTACCTTTATAGTTAAATATAACAATATTCATATCTTGGTAATTCTATAGTTCCCCCCGTTGCACCTACATACATACCAAATTTACCACTTTTCTCTTTAGTATCTGTAACTTGAATTACTTGTGTACCATCTAATAATATTGTTATCACACCTGATACAGTATGCACAATTCTTATTTTATGAGTACCTGTAAATGTATTAGCTATTGCAAAAGTACCAATAGAAACTTTAGCATTATCATTAAACACATACAAATCCACAGTGGTAGCAGTTAAATTTACTAAATATCCAAATGCAGATGGTACTGTTGGATTTGATACAGAATCCGATTTAGAACCAAAGTAACTAATTCCACTATCTGCAACAAACTTGCCCTCTGCTTCAATTACAAGAGACTTACCTGTTTTAAGGGTTACGGTTTTATCATCTTGCATAACAATTCCACCTTGAGTTACACCTGTTCCATTTAATCTTAGCGTGCCCCTAAACTTGCTTACTGTATCAAACCTTTCAATTGTTGGGTATAATGTCCCTGATAATTTATAAGCAACATCAATAGGAGCTTTTAGAGATGGTTTGAATACAAATTCGGATAAATATATTTTCCCAACACCCGTAGATGATTGACCTATAGTTATATTAGCAACTAAAAACTCAATAATGTGCAAACCATATGATAAATTTTCTATTACTAAATCTTCTGCATCGTATTTAGCTGTAGAACCCATTGAGGTAAAACAGTCATAAGTCTTTACACTTACACCATTATCCAATATAGATACTTGCCCTCCTGCTTTTGTTTTTGCACCCACCAGAAACAAATCCATTCCATCTCTATCAACAAAAAATGTAAACCTAAGATAACTTCCTGTGCTTGAATCTGATGTTAGGTAATATCCTTGTTGTGCATAGTAAGAAGCAGTTACAGAAATACCCGTACAATCTGTTACTACGCTTGGGTTATTTACTGCAATCACGTGTGCTTCTGAATTTATAACGGGTATAACATTTTCTATTCCATTATAATTCATTGCTTTCCCAACTACTATTTCAGCTAAATAATTATAACCAATATCAGCTAAATGTATATAATCCATATTAGTTGAACCATAAGTAATATATGGGACATCTCTTTTAAATAAAAATAATTTTTCAAATTCTTTATTCAAGTCAATAAAACCTATTGCAAATTGTTTTGCTAAATCCTCTGCTATTCTTGTGTACGTTTGTAGGATATGAAGTCTGTCACTTGTTGCTTGTCTTATAGGTGTAGACGATAATAATAAAACTTCGCTTCCTGTTTTAAGTATTTGTTTAATAATACTTTTCATGTTGGTTTTGTACGTATCTCTTGAAATATTATTAGAAGGATTGGCATCATTAATCCCACACATTAATACAACTAAATCGGGAGATTGTGTTAAAACTTGAGTACTTAATACTGTTAATAATTGAGTAGATGTATATCCAGCATTTCCAGTATTAGCTACAGTAATATTAGCATTTCCATATATCTTCCTTAATTTTGCTTGTAGTACACTTGGGTACGGGTTGGCAGTTTGCCCTCCTACTGTGGGTACTTGCCCCCATGTTACACTATCACCAAAACATATAATATTAGTTGCTATTTTAGTGTACATTTTAGTGACTGTATTATAGCATTTAGTTATTGATTGTTTGGCGGTATCGTCTAATTGAGAATTAATAGAAGTTAAATCTACACTCCCTCCTGATTTTTTTATTTTATTAATCATTGAAAATAAAACACTGTCCATTAATACACCTCCTTATTGTAAAATCCATATTTTATTATGCTTATCAAACATATATACATCTTTTGAATCCATGCAATAAGCATCTGACCCGTTTCCGTATGAAGTAGTTGATAATGTTGCAATATCCGTACTTAAGCACCTTATTGTGTAGTTACCGTTTAAACCTTTTGCTATTACTGTTACCATAATAATTCCTCCTTATTTTAAAAGCACCCGTTTGAGAGTGCTTTGAATTATTGAACTGTTGTATTGTCTGTAAATGTTGGTGTACCTGTATCAACTGTAGTTGTTACAATAGGTTCAACTTTATCACCAATTCCTGTTGTACTTGTATCAACAATTATACCTAGTAAAATCAATAATGATAATCCTGTGTTTAAAACTTCACTCCAATTACTAGGAATATTTGTTACACCTAACTGTTGAGCTAATAACACTCCTGTGCTTACTGTTGATACCCAAAATGTTTTATTTGATAACCTTGCTTTTAAATTAATCATATTTAATTCCTACCTTTCAATTTTTGATTTAATATCCTTAACATCTTCTCTTATAATTTCTACGATATTTAGCTTGTCCGTTATTTTATCAAGTAATTCTTGATATTTTAACTCTCTTGTACCTGTTGTTTTTAATACATATAAAAGTAAAAATACGAATAAACTATACCCAAACCCCTGTTGCAACCCTCCTATTATAATATCACTCAATAACCCCACTCCTTATAATCCCATTAGTTTACTCCATGTTCCTTGACCTACAATACCGTCTGATACTAAATTATTTGTGTATTGATATGTCAAAACCGCTTGATAAGTTTCAGTTCCAAAAATACCATCAACTGAAACATCTAGTTGTGTCTGTAGCCATTTGGTAATATTACCACTTGCACCCTCTTGAATAGTTGGACACGCTGACAATGTTAAAACTCCCGCCACATTATCAACTTGTACACTATTTCCGTTGCAATCTGTAAAACCTTGATTATTTAACTCTGTTTGTAAATCTGCAATGCTCACATAAGTTGTTGATGATGCAATACTTGAACTATCTGAAAATGGTATTTCTGTACTGTAGAATCTATCTTCATCATATAAGATACTACAATCAACACCACCATCTACACAACTATAATCTGTACAACTTTCTGTATATTGCCAAGCAATAATATAACCACACTTTTCTATAGTTGGTGAAGTGTTTGAATAATCAGCAACCCAAAATACATTGTTTGAACAAAAATCTGATGAGAAATTTTCTTCAATAAAACATCTTCCACTATATATAATCATAGAACTACCACCAAGTGCGTAAAATTCATTCATAAATCGAGCGGAATAGTTTTCTGCTTTATTTCCAAGTTGACCTTGTTCAACATCTAAAACAGGTAGAATTTGAAAAGTTTTATCTTTTACTAATTCATAAAAATGTTGTGCTTGTGTTTCAGGATTGCTTGTACTTGTTAAGTAGTGATAAGCACCTAAGTTAACACCTAATTCCTTTAAAACATTGTATTTATCCTCAAAAGTTGTTTCAGTGTAGGTTGTCCCCTCACTTGCTTTTATTATGACACCTCCTAACCCTTGCTTAGATAACGAACTATAATCATTTACATTATTATAGTCGCTAATGTCTAGAAACTTCATATTTTGTTATCCTCCTTTCGTTTACTTCTCCTTTAGTTTACCACCTTGTCCAACTTATGTAAATAAAAAAGAAACGACATTATATCGTTTCTTTTGCATATTTTATTTATTTTTATAGTGTGATTAAAATTTCCTCTCCAAGTGTTAAATCTTGTATTTCATTCTCATAAATGTTGTGATATTTACCATCTGATTCACAATATAGTGTTAAATGATTATTATTTGAAAACTGTTTATATTCCCATGATTTTAGTTTAACTTGATGATTTATTGCTCCATCTTCTAATATAATCATAATACTTGTGTCTTTTGAATATTTTTCTATTAACCATTGTAACATGTTAATCACTCCTTAAATTTATTTCATTTTTAATATATTATTAATTTCTTTTATTAACAACATTTCTTGTTTGCTAAATTCTACCATACTTCTATTTAGTATTGAATCTAATATTTTTATCATTAATTGTTCTTTTTCTTTTATTTCTTTAATACTTATTTTAAACCTCCTATTGCATACTTACTATCATACAACCCATTGTTAAACTCCATAATATCCAACCAATAATTATTGTTATTAATCTTCTTGTCATTTATTACCATTCTCCTTTCTTCTCTCTTATTTGACATTCATGTTTTTATGTGGTATAATAAATTATACTAATTTATTATACCCGCAGTTAATAAGTTAGTGCAATTACATTTAATTCCAAGAGGTGTTCCCACCTCTTTTTATTTTACCATGTAACAACATTAGAGTTTGCTTTAAAAGCATAAGTA